TTAATTTTCTTAACCAATTTAGCCTGTTTCTGTTTAGCTAATTGCATCTGAACAGGACCAGCGTGTTCTGTAAAATCAATGCCATTCATGTGATCCAATTCATGTTGAAAACATTGTGCAGTTATACCACCTAGGTATAAATTTTGCAGTTCACCATTCTCATCGTAGAATTCAACTTGAACAGAATCAGGTCTAGGTAAGTTAAGAAACAAACCAGGATACGATAAACATCCTTCTTTCTTTTTAACAACATTACCTGTATCACCAACAATCTTTGGGTTGATACATGCAATTTGGAATTGGTCTGTACCAATAACAAACACACGGTATTTCTCTCCACATTGATTAGCTGAAAGACCAACACCACTATACAGTTTCATGGTCATTTTCAATCGTTGCACTAGATTAAACATTTCATGGTTTGGTAATGTACCAACATCATATTCGGGCATTTCTGAATGCATCAAAGGATGGTCATGACCAAACAAGGGTAATGGCGTAATCTGTGGTGTTGGTTTAACAATACCAACACCGGTATCAATAACAATTTCACTCATTTTACAATCCTAGAAAAATTTTTAACTTTATCAAATCTAATTACCGATCTGAACTTATCCTGAAGTATATCACCTTTGTGTGAAATTACAAACAGGTTTACATCATCCAACAACTGCAAAATATTCATTAAGTATTCTGTACCGTTAGTATCTAGACTACTATCGAATACCTCATCAAGTATTAACAGGTTTGTGTTTGCGGAGTTTTTCAACTTAGCAACAGCACGCCACGTTAACATTAATGCCATATCAATACGTTGTTTCTCACCTTCACTAAAACTAGCATAACTAAATTCATCACGATGCCTAGATTTAATGGTTTCATTAAAGGCCTCATCTAAATTAAAGTTAACAAAAAAATCAAGTGTTGCTAGGTGTTTGTTAACCAACTTATTGATAACAGGCAAATACTGTTTAATGATTTTGGTTTTTATACCAGTATCCTTTAACAATAAAGCGGCCGCATCATAATAGGTTTTATCATTAATCAATTCTTGGTGTTTAGCCTCAAGAGATTGGTGTTCATCATCCAAGGTAGTAAGTTTAACAACCTCTTCTTTCAAATTTTCTTTTGTATCAGTCAATTCTGAAATTTGTTTCTGGAGTTTAGCAATATACTTGTTAATTTCGGTAACAGTAGTATTGAGAGTTGCAACTTTAACCTGCCTATCTTGTATAGATTTTAACACATTTTGAATCTCAGTGAGGCGATCTTGCTCAGATTTGAATTTATCTTCCAGTTGTTTCAGACCATGACCACATTCTGCCACTTTGATTTGTAGAGAAGAAACCTGTTCTTCTTTGAAATTTAAGACGATAGATTGTCGGCAAGTAGGACAATCATCATTCTCTTGAAAGAATTTCATTTCCTTTTTTAGACGATTAACATTGGTTTCAATTTGTGATTCCAATTGTGTAATCTTTTTAATTTTAGCTTCAACGGTAAGTTTATCAGAAACAGATAATTGTAAATACTCAATTTGGGTATGCAAGTGCCCTAATTGGGCATCTATGGTGGCAATCTGTGTATTGTTATTTGCAATCTCAAACTCATACTCGGTAAGTTTTTCTTCGTTGTTCTGCTTCAGTTGAGCAATATGTTTAGCCTGTAGGTTATATGTCTTTGATACCAGTTCAATCTTAGATTTGGTTTCAGAAGTAAGTTCTTTATTGTTCGTTAACCTGTCTTTTACAATGTTATTCATAGCAGAAAAAATCTGAATGTCCAATAAATCTTCTATGATAGCCCGGCGATCACCGGGTTTCAATTGCATAAACGGAACAAATGATGCTGAACCAAGAATGACAATTTGAGTGAATGATTTGAAATTCAACTTAAGAATAAACTTCTCAAGATATTCCTGATAATCACGCAGAGCCGCATCTTGATTAACCAATTCTCCATTACAATAGATTTCAAAGATTGTAGGTTTAATGCCTCTAACGATACGATAAGATTTATTACCAATATCAAATTCAATTTCAACAACCGAATCTTTACCATTGATTGAATTGATCAATTGAGGTTTATTGATGTTACGGAAAGGTTTGTTGAATAGAACAAAACAAATAGCATCGAGCATAGTACTTTTGCCGGCACCATTAGTACCAACAATAAGAGTATTCTGCTCTCTGTCAAATTGAATCTCAGTCCAGTAATTACCGGTACTGAGGAAATTCTTCCAACGAATCTTTCTAAACAACAACATTATTCATTTTCCACATTTAAGGCTTCAACATATAGTTCACGCATAACAGTTTTAAGTTTGTCTCCATCCACATTCATTGTCAACCCATCAATATACTTTGATAGTATTGTCATTGTGTCCTCGGCTTGATCTATAATATCTGGATCATTTTCAATCAACACATCACTAAAGTCCTCAACTACAGATATATCTGAAGGCGAAGCTTTGTAAAGATTATCAAGCACATTATCAAACAAGTAAGGATTCTGTTTGTTCAATACAACAATCTTTACATAAGAACCTTTGTATTGATCATAATCATATGATTTCCAATGCTCAAAATCTTGGACTGAATCATCATAATTAATCTTGTGAAACATCCTGTAAGGATTCTCCACGAATTTAAGTCCGCGAGTGTCGGTATCAAAAATATGAAAACCTCTAGAATCATTATAATCTGCCCAAGTCATTTCGCCAGGTGTACCAACATAAGTGATCTGCCCATCCGACGATTTATGGTGAAAGTGACCACTCAATACCACATCATAACGCTTTAAAATGTTTTTGTCAAGGCCTTCATGACACACATTGCCTCTATCCATTTCGAAACCAGCAATCTCAAAGTGCCCAAAACAAATTTGTGATTTTGAATTTTTGATGAATTCGGAAATCTCAACCTCATTATCAGCACAAATCCATGGTATAATATCAATATCAACACCATCAATAGTTACCGTAACAGGTTCATCATGTACGGTAATATTATGATATTCATTCAGTAACAATTGTGAAGAATTGACCTCAAGGGTATTTTTGTAGGTAACATCATGGTTACCAAGTAATGTATGAAATTCTATGTTTAGGTTTTTAAGTTTGTTAAAAAAGTATTGACGAGAAAGATATAGTGAATTGAAATTAATAAACTTTCTGCGGTCAAACAAGTCACCCAACTGGTAAACAACACCAATATTATTATCTACTAAAAAAGGAAAGAATACCTCATCATAGAATTTTTTATAGTGGGCATGAAATTCAAGGGAGTCACCACGCATTCCAAAATGCGTATCTCCTAATATAACAATCCGCATTTTATTTCTCTTCTGTAATATCAGATTCTACATCAGATTCAATGAATATGTCAAGGCCTTTAGCCTTAGTTTTCTTTTTTGCCTTTTTTGTTTCTTCAAAATTAACAATAAACTCGGAAATATTGTCATACATTTCAAACTGTTTCATATTGCCGTGTTCATCTTCATACATTTCACCCTCATCCAATATACCAAATTGTTGTGTAGCTTTATATTTGACGTATAGTTGTTTCTTCTCTCTGGCAATCCTACGTAGGAAGGCAAAGTAAATGATCTGTGTAAAATAGGCAAATGGGTTGTTTGATTTTGTTGGATCAAAATTGCGGAAATACATGATGCAGTTTTCAATACCATCACAAATCATTTCCTCTCGGAAAGAATATGAAATAAAGTTATGTTTATGGGATAAGTTTTCTGCAATTTTAAGAAAACATTCACCCACATATTCTGGTATAGGCGGATCTTCTTTTCCTTCTCCCTTTGCAATTTCGCATCTTTCATGGTAATCTACCAATGAATGTAGGAAGTCAGGATTATTTACATAGTGTTTTGGGTTTCTTGTTGCCATGGTCTCACTCTTATTAACATGTTATAATGATACACCTTTTTTTGGTATATGTCAAGCATATTATACATCATTGCCTCATATAGGCCCTTGACAAGTATAGAATGGTGGTGTTGAGTATGATGATATTAATGAAGTATATGTTTCTTAGATTGCTTCTTAATGAATTCCATATCCTCTAAGGATGCATCCTCCTCCATATCATCACCTGAATCACCTGTCATCTCATATTCTTGAGCTTCACCTGATAATGATTCTTCTATATCTTTTGATGTTTGAATAGCATCTAGTTCGGTTTCATTGACAATCTTATCATAATAATTAATCAATACCTGTTTAGGTTGAATGACTGTAAGAATGTCTGATACAAATATGTATGCATGATTATTTTCAATTAATTCTATTGGAAGCCATGGACTCATCAACATCAAGGCCTTACCCGAAGGTAATCTCTTATAGAATACGGACATAGGTGAACCAAGAAATACTTCACCTGA